CTTGAATCAGGGGTTAGTGGAATCGCAAGTGCTGCGCCTTCTACTATCTTGAGACTTAGGTTTCTGATTTACCTTCCTTAACAACCCACTCAATGGGCATCCATAGGAACAATTAGGTGTCGTAGCTGTTTTATCTTCAGCTAGCGCCAAAATTCTTTGTCTGGACGAGCATTTTGTGAGGAAGGACTAGGAGTTCAAGAGTAGGAAGTGCTTGAAGCACAAAGCTCAGGTCAAGAGACGTCAGGACCGTCTAGCAACATCATATGCCGGCACTAGTACCAGATACGAGTCGGATAGACTGCAAGACAATCTGTTTCTGAGTCAGGGCGATTGCTCCTGAGGCCAATATGTTCGGAACTGAACAAATTCACCGAGTCAGTTATAGGCTTATGACTGACGAGTTGCGCATCGGACGAGCAAGTTCCTCCGCTCGTAAAGTTTTATCCGAATTTGGCTCAATAATTAGCCATTTGGTCGCATAATTGAATGCGATTGCGCTCTCCTTCCTCCTCACACTCTAGCCAAGCGACTGGAGATAATCGGCGATCCGAAGACTCGCCGACGAAATCGTTGTTGCGTTCGGGTTGATGAAGAGGTTTTGGCCAGCTGCGGTATTCACCAGAATCTCATAGATTCCTGATGTACCGGCGGCATTGATGACTTGGTTAACCAACTGGGGCACACTTGTAGTGCTACCCGGAAAGGTTGGAGTGCCAAGAGCTGTCCCAGCAAGGACCAGATCAAGGAGATACTGGCCACTGTTGTTGAAAGTGAACTGCTGGCTAGCCGGAACGGCAGAAGCCAAGACAGTCCCAGCTGTCGTCGGTGCGTTACCGAACGGAGCGGCGTTTGAAGTTCCGCCGCCACCAGACTGGACTCTTTCAGACAGACCCAACACTTCAGTATTGGGTGTCATCAATTCGAGGTCATATTCGACCCAGATCTCTCCAGGCGCGACACTGGCAGAAAAGCCTTGTGTCGCGACAAAGAGCGTGCCGACATCGTAAGTCTTAATGTCCAGGTTCGGAGCCAGCGCGGTGGACCGCATGAACTTTTGAGGACCGAACTTGTGGAGATCAGCAATGTCACATCGCATGGAGAAATCCTGCCAAGGGGCACCATCACCCTTCGTCCGCTGTGTTAGCAGTGTCTGCTTCGACTGCGGGGTACCATCACTTGCATCGTAATCCACAGCATAAATCACCTTTCCAACAGTCGCCGAACTGGATTCGGTCCGATAGTGGAAGATGAGTTTGTGGAACTTGTAGGATTCGAAGCTGTTCGCAATGGCGGCGAGCCATGGGAACATGATGATGAGGCCAGGGTTGATGCTGAACGAGGAGACCTGGTACGCGCCGGACGCCGCCGGTGGGACGACGTCCTGCATGTATTCACAGTGCGCGACTCGGATCCGACAGTCACCATTTCTGCCCGACGACGACGAGAACTTCGCCGACGAAGAAGGGAAAGGGCCGCTGTAAGCAGCGGCAACAGAAGAGGTCCGGCGACTGCCGCCAGGATGGTCAGTATTGGGAGCATTACCGCCTTTGCCGGATGAGCTCACAACACGCTTGTTGGCGGGGTTGTAGATTGGTCTGACTTCGACAAACCGAGGGACAGGCCGCTGAACGCGAGGAGCAGGGACCGCTTTCGGCTTGGAGGGATTCCAGGGATTCTGGAATCGACGGGGTTGGGGATACGGACGACCGTAATTTTGCATGTATTGGATGCAGTTGCAAGTACTGGACTGTACATCTTTTCAGGACCAGCCAGAGTGGCATTCCCGTGCAGTCTCTCGACACTACATCTGAGAATCGGCTATTCATGGATTCTTCGACTTACGTCTTACTTTATACCTTCGGGTATGGTAGCATAAATCGGGAACCTTCCAACTAGACCGAGTAGGAGACTTGGTACGGAATTATTAAGCAACCAGATCAGAGTTGCACCGTTTTGGGAAACTTAGCTGAAAAAGACCCAATGAGCAGTTTAAAGACTTGCTCAGGTCTTCGGTCGTACCCGTCTGAGGAGGAAATGCTCTTTTCAACACCTACAGAAGGCCGCCCTAACCGGATCGTAATGGACGATGAGGTCAAGGCACGCCGCTTTTGAGCGCTTCAGATAAGGACTTTCGAGTACTACTGAAGCAACGCAATCGTCAAGTCCGGGCTTAACCCAGGGAACCGCGAGTTCGTCGCTGAGTTCAACGAGTTCATAGCCAGGAAGAGGCCGAACAGACGTTCGGGAACCGAGGGATCCTGCCTTTGATTCGGCAATAATCCTATCGGTGGCAGAAATCCGGAACTTCCAATCGGCAGGGGCATTGACACCCATGCCGCCGAGTTGAACCGGAATGAAAAGATTACGACTATGAAGTCGTTTTCTGCCGCCTCTTCGGACAACCATCACGGTTTCCTTACGAATTGCGTCTTTGTGCTCAACCAGAAAGCGACCAAGAAGGTCCTTCTGTCTCCCTGGCAAAGATCCAGAGAGAATTGTGTTCAAATTCACAACGAGTCCTCTCGTTATATCTTGACCCATATGGGCTGCAGCCAAATCATCGTGCTTCTCTTGAATCTTATGCTGGCCAAAGAACAGGCCGGAATTCAAGAACGGGATGCACCAGGGCGTCGAGTCGGAACGATCCAAAGCGTAATGAACTGAAACGCTATTGACGTTCGCATACTCGCGATGATGATAGGCCTTTCCAACACTCATTTCCAAACCAACCTTCTTCCCAATCTCAATGTGTTTTTGCCATGTCGCAAGTGCTGCGGCATAAAGCATATCATCACCATTGATGAGAACATGACGAAGGCGTTCCTCTGTCGTCCAACTTTGTTGCTCTTCACGTGTCGCCAGAAGGTAGACACCGAGGTTAGCAAGACAGAGAATAGGAAAGGAAAGGACGGAGCCCATGAGTTGACCATTTTGCTGGATTGCCTTGAATTCAACAGTCCGCTTCCCTCCAGGCCCAGAAACAGGGTAGTGGAGAGCATGTGGACCAAGAACGGCAAGAGCTAAATCATATTCTGATCGTTCAAAGTTTCCGATGAGGAACTTGAAGATTTTTCCAGAATATTTCCAGGACAAGCCATCAGTGGCAGCAGAATAATCGATGCTGAACCACTCCCAGTCGGGTAGTGCTTTGGCTTTCAGGTCAATCATGTCGGTCGGCGAAAAGGGCCGTCCAATGAGGTGGAAACCCGGAATCTCTTTCAAGCTGGTATGAAGAGCTCTCTGGAGATTTCGGCAAGTGTAATACGGTAGAGCTTCACCCTTTGAGATGACTCGAACCTTCATTGGTTCAAGAACCGCTTGAATCGTACACTTGATTGGGTCAGTGAACTTGGACTGTGCAATGATCGACTGGAGTCTCGACCATTTGTCGATTCCATCGTACTGACGCACGCCGAAAGTCACGTTCGCAACAATACCCCTCTTGGCATAAAGCCAAGGTACCCACTTCATACCAACAAGAAGTTGTTGAAGGGGAACTTCACCATTAAGGGAACAGACGTCACGGAGGGTGCCGTTCTGTCCACCTTCGGAGCGGGAGTTCTCGAATGAGGCAGACTTCGAAGTCGTGCGCTCATCGAATACAGGGGAATTGGCGAGTCGACAAGTCATTTGCTTTCTGACAGTGTCGAGGACATACTGGAAGGTACGATCTTCAAAGATCTCCTTAATGGTCGAATCGTCACCAGTATCGGTTTTGGTAAGAGTTGCGAGATGCTTTTTGTACGTCTCATCAACTATCTCCTCAGAGCTCGGCAGCGTCGAACGCTTGCACTGTAGCCAGGAGTACCAAAGGTGCGTGTTCTTCCGACAGAACGACGTGAGTCGCTGTCGCATCCATGCACGGAGGTGTTGTCTGGGATGAAAGTTCTCATCCGCAGAAGGTGGAGCTTCGTTTCTAAGATACTTCGAGAGAGGGTAGGTCAACAAGTGTTTAACACGCTTGTTCCACATCATCTCGTTCAGAGAGGTATCAAGGAAGAGACGAACTTGGGTGGCAAGTTCGTCCCGGATTAGTTTGGGCGCAGCATGGTGCTGCAGAACCAGATCTAATCCACGAAGAAGAGCATTGGAACGTTCGGAGATACTCACCGTAGAGACCTCGTTCCCAGGTCCGGTGAGCTCCGCCACGCGGCGGATCGGTCGAAGAGACCGTGTCGCATCCAATTCTCGCAACAAACCCTGGATGGACTCCTCAGGAGAGGACAATCCAATCAGGTTCAAGTCGTCAAAGACCGTTCGAGGGACCTCATGGTAATCACCAGAGGAAACGAGAGCGTCAATGTCAATGTCGACTTCAGTAGCAAGCATTTC